AGCGTGTTCGTGGCGCCGCTGATCGACTTGTTCGTCAGCACCTCCGACCCCGCCAGGGTGGCCAGCGTCCCAGTCGTCGGCAGCGTCACATTCGTCGCGCCGGTGGCCGTCAGCGTCACCGCAGCACCAGACGTCGTGAACGACCCAGCCGTCGAAACAGCACCCCCGAGCGTGATGGTGTGCGAGTTGCTCACCCCCGTACCACCATTGGCAGGCAACAGCACACCAGACAGCACGATGTTGCCAGTCTGCGGCGTGCTCGGAGACAAGCCCGTCGCCCCAGCACTGAACGTTGAGATGCCCGCCCCGGAGATGATCGCGCCCCAGCCTATCAACTCGGTGTAGGCCTCAATGTTCTTGGTCTCGTTGTTGTACCGGATCGCCCCGAACCCAGGCGCGGCCCGTTGAGCTGTCGTGCCCTGCGGCAAGACCATGCTCGCCACCCCAGGCACCACCGGGTTGTCGGCCAGACCCACCGTCGGGTTGCCAGCCGACCCGGTGCCGTTCGTGACGTCGATCTCGTTGGTCGTGCCCAGCAACACCCGCGGGTTCAGTCCGGTTCCGTTGGACGCCAACAAGCCCGGGCTCGACACATTGGCCAGATCCGACACCATGCCCGTCAAGGCAAACGTCGGGTTGCCCGCCACACCCCCGCCGTTCGTGATGCTCATCCCCAGGCCAGAGACCGTCAACGTCCTCGCCACCACGGTGGCAGAGCCCGTCTTCGCGACGATACCCGTCAAGGCCGTTTCCAGGGCCCCAGAGGCGCCGTTGAGGCTCAGGGATAGGGTAGACAGGGCTCCGCCATCTGCAAGGCCCAGGCCCGTTCCTACGGCCAGCCGGCGGCTGTTGGGCAGCGTCGGCTCTTGGTTCAGCGTCAGGAAGGTCTGGAACTGCGCCGGGGACGCCGCGATCGCCGCAGTGGTCGTCTGCCGAGTCTGCCCGTCTTGCACGATCGGGACGAGCTCCGTCCCGACGATCGGTCCCGCCGCCGGCAACTGGGTGATGGTGACGTTTGCCATTCAGACCTCGATCCCGTCCAAGTTGCCGTTCTGCGACGGCACCTGCGTATTCTGCTGCGTCGAGATCACGGCGTTGTTGTAGGGCCCCGTGATCAGGTTGTTGTTCGTCGCGGCCACGCTCACGTCCGACCGCGGGAAGCGAATCGTGATCCTCTCCGTCTTCCTCGCCGGCAGTCGGTAGGGGTCCTTGTCATCAGCACACCCCTGACCACACACCTGCAGGCCAGGGAAGTTGGGGTCAGGACGCATCTCGGCGTGCGGCCGCTTCATCTTGCACCTGTCGCAGACTGCGATCGCAAGATCAGAATACCCCCTGGTGTCGAGGAACCTGGGCATGGGTCACCTTGTATACACGCCTATGGCGGGCGAAATCATGATCGGCGACTTGTCGCGCTCCTCTTGCTCTGCCAGGGTCAGGTACTTCTCGGCCTGAACCTCCAGGTATTGGATGCGGTCCATCGCCACCCCGGGGAGCTCCATCGCCATCTGATGCGCCAGCATGTTCTGCACGGCCAGCATCCACCGTTGAGGGATCTCCAGTTTGCCCGACAGGGAGCCCACGTCCATCACCTGCCGGGAGTACCACACCGTCATCTGCACGAAGGGGTCAGATGGCACCGGCCACAGGTTCAGCTTGGCCTGGGGGATCGTGCGGTTCACCCAGAACTGGAACGGCTGGTTGGCCGTGAAGTTCTTGTTGGGCAGGTTCGTGTAGTCGTCCCGGTTCAGCCGGGCCATCGTGATCTCAGTCGAGTTGTTGCCGAAGTACAACTCGCGCACGCTCAGCGCCGCGCCCCCGGTCTCGCGCATCCGGTAGTACGGGGCCGACGCACCTGGGTCGATGTCGTACCAGAGCCACTCACCGTTCACCCAGGCCGTCGCGCCCGGGTCGTACAGGGTCGTCCACGAGACGTTGTCCTGCGAGGTCTCGAAGATGACGTTGAACGTGCCAGACGCCCCAGGCAGCACCCCGATTGACCCAATGTACTCCGGGCCCGAGTAGGCCACCGACAGGTTTCCGTTGGGGCTCACCTGCGTGCAGATCGTGTCGACGTTGCCGTCGAAGGCGTTGGCCACCGTCCCGCCTGCACTAGAGGCGCCGTTGCCCGACGGGCGGTTCATCCGGCGGTACAGGACGTTCAGCGCGTCCACCGCGCCCACCGGCAGGTCGTAGATGTACTTGTCGGCCTGCAGGCCGATCACTGTCTTGCCGATCGCCCAGTACTGGATCCCGATGTTGATCAGGTTCGACAGGGCGTAGAACAGCGCCGTCCTAGAGGCTTGGACCTGCTCAGACGTGAGTTCTTCGGCCAGCTTCCCGCACCGTCGAGCCCCGTGGTCGATCAGTTGCTGGACCGAGATGACCGTCGTTCCGACCGTGCCTGAGTACGCCATCTACCACCCCGGGCAGTTCCACCTCTTCATTGAGGCGCGCGCCCGGCTGCCCTTCTCGCTCTTCTCAGCGATCGGGCCCATCCGGGCACAGAATGAATCCCGCCGCTTCCCACCCTCGGGCTGCGGCGCCTTGAGGTTCGACCCCGTCTCGCGGTTGTACTTCGCCCGGCCCTTGGCCGTCAGCCCAGCACCCCGCTCCGCCGGCAGCTTCTCCCCCCGACCGATCGCCAGACTCACGCTCTTCACCAGCAGCTCCCGCCGCCGGCCTTCTTCACCTCGGGCAGGCGCTTGTAGGACCGGCCCTTGATGTTGCCCTCGGTGAACTCACCCGCCACGCTCGGCTTGATGCCGACCTTCTTGGCGAACTTGGGGTTCTTCTCCGCCGCCTTCATCAGACGGAACTGGGCTTTGCTCTTGGCAGGCATGTCAGGGCCCGTTCTTGATCAAGACCAAGACGAACAACGAAGAAACCGCGTTGTTGTTCGCGCTGCCGGTGGCGGTCGCCTCGACCGTGGTCTTCTCAGGCACCGCCAGCGGGTACTCGAACGCATAGTCGGCCACGCCGTTGTTCAGCGTCGTGAGCGCAGCAGTGCGGCGGATGTTGTCGGTGCCCCGAGTCACCAGCCTGCCCTGCACTTGAGTCGACCCGCTGGCTTGACCGGCAGAGAACAACCCCTGCGAGACGTACGCGGTATAGCCCGCAGGCACCGTGTAGCTTCCCGTGATCGTGTCGTTGTAGTCGAACTTGATGATGTTGTAGGTGGTCGCGGGAACGCCCGCAGTCACAACACCCGTGCCGATGTAGATGTCGCCCGCGGCGCTGTTTCCAGAGCCGGCCGTGGCCACATAGGCGTAGTTCACGCGCAGCAGAGACGCCGCCATCGTCACGGCCGTCTGGCCGTTCAGGGTGACGACCTCGGTGACTTCGTTGTAGTTTGCGTCCAGACCCTGCACCACGACGGTTCGAGCGCCTGTGCCAGCGCTTGTGTCGTTCGCGTTGGTCGAGCTGACCGTCATCTGGATGGCGGCAGCCGGAAATGGGATCAAGCTCGGCAGCGGCCACACCGACACCTGAGACGTGTCGACGTCAGAGTTGAAGCCGAATACCGTCACGGCCCTGTGGCCCTGAATCTGGTTGCGAGCCACCTGGAGCTCGAACGGTTCGTACGCGCCCTGGCGCGAGATCGACGAAATGGTCATGTCAGACCCTCATAGGACAGCAGGGGCCGAAGCCCCCGCTGATTCAGCAGGCGCCGCCGCGCTTCTTGTTGGGCTCGACCGTGACGGACTTCTCCGTCTTGGTCACCGCCCCAGGTGCCGGCGCACGGTTGAACAGGCCCCTCACCATCTTCGGGATGCCCGAAAGCATCCCGCCAATGGACGACTCTCCACGCTTCTGGTCGGCCTCGAAAGCCTTGTAGGCCCTCTCGTTCTCCGCCTGCTGGAGCATCGACTTGGCTTCCTTCGGAATGTCCATCGCCTTGATCTCGTCGTAGCGATCGACCTTCCCGCCTTCCTTGAAGGTGCCAGACAGCCGGCTGATGCTCACCGGCTTGGACGGAGCCTTGCGGCCTTGAGGCATCGCCACGGGGGCACCAGAGTCAACACGACCCCCCGTGGCGTAGGCTTTTGGGCGTCCGCCCTCCTTGTAGCCCCCGGCGTTCGCCTTGGCCACACCGCCCGTTTTGTAGCCACCGGCGTTGCCCATCTTCACGTCGCCGGTGCTGGCCGGCGAATGATCCGGGTGCGCCGTGGCGACCTTGGTGGTCACCTTGCCGCCCATCGCGTAGCCGCCCTGGGCATTGGCCACCCCACCCGTCTTCAGGCCCTTGTGGGCCTTGCTGGCGGGCTTGGAGGCGTGCTCCTGCAGCTTCTTGGCCGTGGAGGTCATCTTGGCCATCTCGGCCTTGTGCTCGGCCTTGGACTCACCACCCTCGGCCATCATGCGGCCTGCACGGCCCACAGGGCCCGCAGGAGCGGCCGCAGCAGGCATGGCCTGCATCGCACGCCGCCGAGCCGCCAGAGACGGCTTGCCGGGCGATCGCGCACCCATCATGCCGCCCCGGGCAGGAGCGTTCAGCCCGCCCAGGGCGCCCATGGCCCCGCCCATCTGCTTCTTGACCTCGCCACCCTTCTTGAGCTTGAGCTCAACCGAGGGCTCGGTCGTCTCCATCTTCACCATCGGCTTGAATTGACCCATGATCAGCGCTCCTTCGCCACGAAGATGTAGTCGACCGTCATGGTCTTGGCCACAGCCTCACCGTTCTGGATGGCGAAGGACACGGTCATGTCCTCATCATCAGGCAGGTTGGTCGTGACAGACGCACCTTGGACCACACCATTGACGGCGTACTGGATCTGCGACACCCCATCGTAGTAGAACGACAGCGTGATGAACGTGTCGTTCGCCAGGGTGGCCACCGAAGAGGTGGTGGTCGCCGTGTTGTTCTTCTCGACCAGCAGGCTCACCGAAGTGGACCCGTCGGCCTTGATGAAGAACACGCCATCCGTCACGTCCAGCGGCGACGCATCGGTGATCTGCAGGCCCACGACAACGTCGGACTGCGTCGCGTCGCTGACCTTGAACCGCGCCTCGAACCAGAGCTTCTTGCCGGCCGCAAAGCGGAACGACTCACCCACCTTCTGCAGCGCCACGAGGTCATCGTCGGCTGCGGTGTTGGTCAGCAGCAGCAGACCACCGTCGCCATCGGTCAGTGCCTGGGTGGCGCCGGCCTGGGTCTCGGTGACCGTCCAGTCGCCGGCCGCGTAGTAGTCGAAGTCCTCCCAATAGGTGTGGAACTTCGTCGGCGCCAGTTGGCCCAGCGCGGCGAAGATGGTGTCCTCGCCGACGTTGGTGACGCCATTCGGGAATCGAGTGGTACTCGACATCTCTCGCTCTCCTTGTCAGAGAGGGGGGCCGAAGCCCCCCCGAGTGGCCGTCAGATGCCCGGCGTGCCGTACATCGCGCGCGGGTCGGTGAAGCCGACGTCGAAACGCTCGGTCGCCTTGTAGCGCATCGAGTCCGTCTCGAAGTCGCCTTCCATGGTCTTCTCCAGCTTCCGGCGCATCAGGAGCTTCATGCCCTCCGGTGCATCGGTCTGGACCCACCATGCGGTCGCCGAGGTCAGACGCGACAGAACCGCCGCGCCCTCGTCGAGCAGACCGATCGACTTGATCGGGTTGATGTCGTTGTTGGCGTTGCCGGCGCGCAGGACCGACTTCAGCAGCACCTCGGCCTGGAAGACGTTGCCCGGGGCCACCACCAGTTGGCGGGGCACCAGACGGATCTTCTTGCCGTTGTTGTCCACCGCCTGACGGATCTGGATCAGCATCTGCTCCAGCGACGTCTGCGAGAGGTTCGCAGCAGTCGTCAGCAGGTTGCTGAACGTGCCGTTGACGATGGGGTGGGCGTTGCTGTTGAGCTGCACACCGTCGCCGCCCGGGTACGAGCTGTTGAAGGCGCGGTTCAGCACGTTGGCCGACAGCGTCTCCTTCGTCTCGATCAGGGACTGGGCGAGGTGCCGCGCGTAGACCTGTCCGATACGGATGTGGTCACCGTCCTCCACGAGCACCTTGGTCAGCGCGAAGGCCAGACCGTACACGTTGTAGACGTAGCGCTTCAGGAACAGCACACCACCCTGCTGGTACGACACGGGGGTGCCGTCCGGCAGTTGCGGCGCCGCGCCGAACCCGTAGAGCACAGGCTCTTCGTGGTAGTTGCGGGGGATGCCCTGCTGCTCGCGGAAGACCCGCGACCACTCGTCGGTGCGCTGGTCGTACACGCCATCGAAGCATTCGTTCAGGATCGGCTCGACGATCGAACGAAAGTCGGTACTTCTCATCGGAGCTGCCATGATTCAGCCTCCTTATCAGATGGCCGTACCGGCGGCACCAGCGAACTGGTACTCGGCGATAGTGGCGCGAACGATGACGAACGAGTCCCCCCAGGCGTTGTCGGGGTACGGTGCGATGTCGATGATCCGCATCTGCGCCGTGCCCGAGCCCGCGACGGTGCTGGACAGCGTGGCCTGCGACAGGCCGGTGGTCGTGGAACCAGCGGTCGTGTTGCTGAGGTCGGCCTCGCCGCCGATGGTGGATTGCGCCACCGAACCGTCGGTCTGGATCTCGTAGACGATGTTGGGGTCGCTGTAGAAGTAGGCGACCACCGAGCCGACCTGGAACGACTCGTTCGCAGGCCAGTAGTTGGACACCCGGCGACGACCAGTGGAGTCCGTCCACTCGACGCCCGCGAAGGCACCGAGGAAAGCATCACCGGCCGCAGCAACCTCGATGTAGCCGGCGGTGTTCATCTTCACCGGCTGGCCCTTGAGGATGTTGGTGGCGTAGCCAGCCGAGACGTTGCCGCTCGTGCTGACAGCTTGGATTCCGTTGGCGAGCGCCTGTGCGCGGTCCAGACCACTGGGATGGAACGCGGGACGCAGGCCGAACGGAGCACTCGTGGAAGGCATGAGTTTCTCCTTTGTCTCACCCAGCGAATACTGGGATCTTGACGTTTCGATCCATATCGCCGAAGCCTTCGCCCTCGACCCGGCCCAGGCTCTTGCCCGAGCTGTCACGCGCACCCTGGAGGTTTTCCACTTGGACGCGGATCTTGTCCGCCTCTTCCATGGGCCTCTCGTGGTGCATCTGCAACATGACGTCCTGATACACATCCATGGGGATCTTGTACAGACGCATCTCGTTGCAGGCGATGAAACCTACGTCTTCGCCAGCCTTGACCTTCCAGTTCTCGAACCCAGGCAACTCATCCGCGCGAACGGGAACGTAGCCGAGTCGAATCCGCTTGTCGATGCTGTCGTAGCTGTTGGTTGTCGATAGCCAGCAAAGGTGCCACCCCGGGATTTCCGGGACCTTCGGCAGCGCTGATTGTGTCCACTCATCGCTCCACATCCTGCGACGTTCCTGCGTTGAGTGAAACTGTTCCTCCGGGCCCTGCCGTACCGCGTCCTCGCTTGCGCGAGTTTCACGTCCGCCAGCGGACAGAGATTTCTTGAGACGACCGTCCATCTTCAGTTGCTCCTGCTTCGTGCCTCTTGGGCGTAACGCTTGATCATGCTGGCCCGCTTCTGTGGGTCATCCCACAGACCGGCATCCTTCATCGCCCTCACTTGTTCCGGCGAGAGCACGAAAGTTGAGCGGCTTGCGCCGCCGCCGACCTCACGTCCCGATCCCGTCACCACGCTACGGGGCTTACTCCTTCGAGAATGGTCATCGACCGAGTCAGTATAGCGATGCGGCAGGCGCTTTTGCAAACGCCGGTCGAGCTCTTCCCAGTAGTCCTTCGAGGCCGGGTCCCAGCCGTCCTCGGTGAGTTTCCGATCGATGACCTTGGCGATGGCCGTATCCTCGTCGTTGCCCGACGGGTCGTACCAGTCGTTGCGCTCCATCCAGGAGTTGGCCAGCCGTGTGACCTGGGGATTCACGGCGCCCTGCTGCTGCTGGGTGGCCTGCGTCGCCCGCTCCTTGAGGTTCTTCATCGCCTCGATCTTGCGGCGCGACTCGTACCACATCTCCTGCGCTCGAACCATCGTCGCGCCGTCACCGGACGACGTGGCCTCCTGCAGCTTCTGCGTGGCGTAGCGGAACCGCAGTTCCTCGTCCTCGATGGCCTTGTCCAGCCGGGCAAGGTCGGACGACTGCGTCTTGCGCTCCACGACAGACAGGCGCTCCATCAGCTCCTGGTTCTGGCGCTGCAGCATCTGCAGGCGTTGGTCCTTCTCCTCGTTGGTGCGGCGCACGAGCTCCTTCTTGGCGCGCCTACGGGCCCTACGGGCCTCGCGGACGGCGTCGGAGTCCCCTGGCCTATCCACGTCACCGCCATCGTCTCCTGCGGCCTCCTGGGTCCCTTCCTGGGGGTCGTCGGCGGGAGCGAGGTCCTCGGGGAGGTCGACGACAGCACTGCCGTCCTTCTCCTCGGTGACATCGATGTGATCGTCTTGCTTGTCGGTGCTCATAGGAACGCTTTCATCTCCAGCGGGTTGCCGGTGACCTTGGCGATCACCTCGTGGTCGTTCAGGATCATGAACAGCGCCGGGTCTTCGAGGTCATCCTCGCCCGGAACCTTCACCTCCCAACGGTCGCCGCCCCACTTCGGGACGCGGATGTAGTCGCCCGGCT